TTCATACTGCTGTAGGTGAAAGAGCTTTATCTGAATGTACAGTTGGAACTTCTAATGTAGCTATTGGTCAAGTTGCACAGAGAGATTGTATCCAAGGTGGTTATAACGTAGCCGTAGGTAATAATACTTTACTTGTAAATAAATCTGGTAGTCATAATACAGCTATTGGAACTTATTGTTTAGATGCATTAGATGATGCAAGTTATAATACTGGTGTAGGTAAAAGTTGCCTTGGCGCTCAAACAACAGGTACTTATAATACTGCTGTTGGTTGGAGTGCTGGAAGTGGCGTAACTACAGCACAAGATTGTACCTTCATGGGTAGAGAAGCTGGTAAAGGAGTAACAACTGGTAGTTATAACATAGGTATCGGTGCAGAGTGTATGCAAGGTAGTGGTCTTACTGGTACGCATAATGTTTGCGTAGGAAGAGATAGTTTACGTGCTATTACTTCAGGGCAATATAATATTGCACTTGGTAATGATACAAACAGATCCAATACTACAGGTAATTACAACATTTCCATTGGACATGCTGCTATGTTTACTAGCAATGTTGCACACAATAATGTTGCTATAGGTCATAATTCTATGACTGCAAATACTTCAGGTGGTGAAAATGTTGCTGTTGGATATAAGTCTGGAGCTGCTATAACTTCTGGTAGTAAAAATGTAATTGTCGGTGCTGAATGTGCTGATACATTGACGACTGGTGGTTATAACGTAATACTTGGACACCATTCGGCCCAAGTAGGAACAACACTAGATAGAAACCATGTAATAGGTGCTGAAGCTATGACTGCAGCAACCACTGCATATAGAAACCAAGTAATTGGAAATGAAGCAGCTTCTGCTTTGACAACAGGTTACCGTAATATTATTATTGGTGATGAAGCCTGTAATAATCTTACTGATGGTTATCGTGCTATTATTCTTGGTTCTAGTTCTAATTCATCAGCATCAGATGCTGCTTATGAAACAGTTATAGGTCATAGTTCAACTGGTAAAGGTAATAATACTACATTCCTTTATGGTGCTGCTTATAACGGTAACAATGCAACTGCATTTTCTACCACATCTGATAGAAGGATTAAGAAGAATATAGTTGATAATACAATCGGTTTAGAGCGTATCAATGGAATTAGAGTACGTAATTTTGAATATAGAACATATGATGAGATTACTGAAATTGAAAACGTAGCAGCTTCTGTCGTTAACAAAGAAGGTACTCAACTTGGAGTTATTGCTCAGGAATTAGAAGAAATAATACCTGAAGCTGTTAAAACAAATGAACATGGAGTTAAAAGTGTTATTACAGATGACATTCTATGGCATCTAGTTAACGCTGTTAAAGAACTCTCAGCAAAAGTAAACACCCTAGAAAACACCCAAAACAATGGATAAACTACAAGAAAGAGCTAACGAATTAGTACAAGAGCGTAATCAAGTTGTAGCACGCTTTAATGAGATTGAAGGAGCTTTACAAGAGCTTCATAGACTGGCAACACCAGTTGAAGAAACAACAACCGATACTGAGGAGGAAACCGATGGCTGAACGTACATCAGATGAAGTAGCGAAAATATTCAGTTCTGCTGGAGATAGCGTAACTCTCATCAACGCTGGTAAACCATCTGACATGTCTACTGATGAATGGAAAGATACTGCTAAGCGTAATTGGCAGCATCTAGAAATCATCAAAGCTTATAAGAAAGAAGATGGTTCCACATCAATTTGGACTAATGAGAACTTTACTGCAATAGATGCAGCAATTGATGCAGGTAAGGCTATCCAAGCATAATGCCTGGAATACAGGTACCTATACCGAATATCCCTAATCCACCTAACACCCCTAGGATGACCCTGAAGGTGCCTGTAAGTCGTGTTCCGTCATACAAGCCATTAGTGATACCTCCGAGCGATCTGGAGGCTCCTGAGGGTGTACAGGCGGAGGAAACGGAGAAGGAAGCCCCTGCGGCTCCAGAAGTCCGCAAATTAGACATACCTATCATTAATATTGAAATGCCAGTACCTTCACCCGAGGTGCTGGTTACAGCTGTTACAACGGCTGTTATAGCTGTAGCAACCACCACTGTAGCTCAAACATTCTTTGAACCAATTCAAAAACACGTTAAAAAGCAACTACAGAAAAAAGTTGATGCATGGAAGAAAAAACGGAAGGAAAAAATCTCCTCCACAAGCTGAAAGATGCAGCGGAGGATAACGAATCCCAAATTCAAATCCTATCCACCTTCGTCCGTTTAGGTGTCGTTGTGTGGGCAGGGTTTATAATTACTCTTAATTACGTGGAATTACCTGTAATTAAGAAAGCAGGAAGCTCCGATATAACTTTCGTCGCGAGTATTTTCACCGGAGCTTTAGCTAGCTTTGGTCTCAATACATCGAATCAAAAGAAAGGAATGCAACCTGTCAATTGTCCTATGGCTACTAAGAAGAAAGAATGAAAAAATGGCTTTTCCTCTTACTACTGGCATCCCCCACAGCTGTGAGAGCGGAATTAATTACACCACAGTTCACCCAAGGGAGTATGCAGAGTACTACCACAACCACCCAAGACATAACAGAAGAGATCGTAACAACAGTTTATGGATCTGCATTGAACAAATGGTCAGGGGACAATATCACTCACACCTCAGCGTCTTCTGGAGGAATTGTAGATACAGATTCAGTATTCACTTTGACAACACCTGGCTCAGATTTCTCACTAGAAATAGTAACAAGAGCTGCAAGTCAAATCGTAGAGAAGATCGAAATCGATCGAGAAATCGAAACTTCCTCCACTACTACATCCTTATCTATATTCTCACAATAGGAGTACCAGCAAATGCTGCAGAGGGAGAAACCAACAATACCTCAAATCCTGTGGCAGCAGCTACAGGAAATGTTACAAATCAAGCCGTACAATTCCAGAACAATGGAGCCCCGTCTCGTCAGAGTTACGGCGGCGCAATCTCGTGTAACGGCTCAACGATGACGTTCAGCCCATTTTATATGGGCAACCACGTTAGACCACTCGATGAAACCATGACACCCCAAGGATACACTATTAGTGAGAACTGGGGTGGTCAAATTAACTTTATGGTGCCATTAGATGGCGGTATTGTTGAACGATGCAAAGCTATGGCTGATCGTCAGCAAGAGAAGATGCGTCTAGAATATGAACTTGCTCGCGCACTGAAGTGTGCCGAGTTACAACAAAAAGGTTTTATGATACGTCCTAAAACTCGTGTTGCTGAGATATGTCAAGACATTATACCAATAGCTAAGTTTATCAAAGAAGAAGAAGATAAGCTTCACAATTTAACAAACAACCCACTATTTAAAAATGATTCTACTAATCAAACCGATCCTATTCGCCTTCCTAAAAAGTGATTCAGTTAAGCAACTTGTAGTTGATCTACTCACTGCTTATGTAAAAAGAACTGATAACAAACTGGATGATCAAGCATTAGAGATTGTCAAAGAAAAACTATTTAGTTAAAATTATGGCTAGTACTATAGATGAGTATGGTAACATAAGTAAAAACCAAAGTGATAGAAAAGATAAACAATTAACTGGAGCAGAGTATGAAGGATTACAAGCTGATGCTGCACAGTTAAAAGAAACTATAAAAAGAAATGCACTAAGTGCTAATGAAGAGGATCAATTCTATAACCCTAAAAAGGGTGGATATGTAAAAGGAACTATTTAAATGAAAAAAGCCGCTGAAGAAAAATTTAATGAATTACATAACCTCGTCACTGAAGACTTCCTTAAGCGGGTGAAAAGTGGCGAGGCAACAACTCAAGATTTAAAAGCAGCCTGTGATTGGCTGAAAACAAATGACATTACAGGAGTAGCTTATGAAGGTAGTCCTTTAAGTAAACTTGCTGATGTCATGCCTAAAATAGATCCATCTTTAGTACAACGGAGAGTTTATGGCAAGTCCACGAGCCGCTAACCCCGGCAGAACAGCTAGGTATTATAGGAGTCATCCTAAAGCTAGAGCTAAGCATAACGCAGATAACAATACTGGTGGTAAGCACGCCCATACTAAAGAGTATAAAAAAGCTCATTCTAAAGCTCGTAGATCTATGGGTATTATGGGTAAAGGTGGTAAAGATGTTGTTAAAGGTAAATCTGGAAAACTTACAAGCCGACAATCAGTCAAAGCTAATCGAGGTAAGAAGTAATGTTTAATGAAAAGGAAAAAGATTTCCTGGGTCTGAGTCAAGGGAATGTTCCTACTCCACCACAAGAATCTCCAAAGCCTCAAGCTCAAGGATTAAATGCTTCTAATCTTGAAAAGTTATCTGAAGGAGCATTTAATGCTGATAGTTTAAAAATAAACACCAAAGGAAAAGGAACACTCCTTACCCGAAAAGAACATGAAAGTAACTTTAATCGATTTGGGGCAGAAAAAGATTTAACTATTGGTGGTGAAAACACCCTACAAAGTCGGTTTAATAGTGGTCAAGGGGTAAAGTTTGATACAAATCAAAAAGGTATAACTAGATCAGATATAGGATTACAATATAAAACTAGTAATCTAAACTTTAAATCTGGTATGGACACAGATCTAAATCTTAGAGGTGCTGAAGCTAGTGCTAAAATTGAAAAGACTGTAGACCAATTCGATTTCGACGCATGGAATAAGGATCCAGCCATCCAAGATATGATGAATAAGTCGGATATGTGGGGGGAAACTGCTTCAGATATGATGAAGGAAGTGAAAGAAACATCTACATATAAAAAATATGGTGGATTAAATCAAGCTGATTTTGCTAAACTTGAAGGTTACTATAAACTATGGCAGATAGGGCAAGGTATTAAGAATTGGGGAAGAAGAAAAAAATGGAAAGTAGTGTAGGAGGTAGGTATGGATATCAAAGATATAGTCAAAGCCTTAAGCACTGAATTTAGATCTGATGACCCCGAATATTTCCGTTTAGGGGTCTGGCATGATGGTGATACTCTTGAAAATAGTACAATTAAAATTAGTCGAGACTTAGATGATCCTACGAAAACCTTCATTGATATCTTAGATAAAAAAGGTACAGGTAAAGGTACTGTATCAGATATCACTAAACTTAAGAAGAAGTTTAATGAAATTAGGAAGTATCTACCTCCTGGTGATTATGAGTTAAATGCAGATCACCCTACTAAAGCTAAGATGTATATAAGAGATTTTCTTAATGAACCTGGCTTTGAAATGAGTGGTCAAAAAGGAGGTGCTAGGGTATTTGATAAAAAACTAGGTAAAAAAGTATTTAAACAATTCGATACTTTAATTATGAAAGTACCAGGAGTTACACCGAAACTTAAAGAAGACATAACTGATCTAGTTAGATCTGAATATAAAAAGCTTGGATTATCACCAAATGATAAAACAGCTATAAGTGAATTAAGGAAATCACCAGCTATCCAAAACCTACTAAAAGATAATAATGTAAATATTGAAAGTATAAATAAGTTTGTTAGAGAAGGTGGTATTGAAAATGAAAATAAATTACTATCAGTCAAACCTGCTGGACAACCAAAGCCATCAAACCGACCTCTAGCTGAAGTTAGACCTGGGAAAAAACTTAAGAAAGGTTCAAAACTTCAGAATGTAGTAGATGAAATAACTGAAAGATTTAAACAAGCTGCTGCTAACATAGACAATCATACACCTGAAAAAATGCAGCAGTATTTTGATGAAAATGCTAAACTTCTTAGTAAGTTAAAGCGTGACGTAGCAATGCATAATACTAAGTTAAAAAGGTTAGGAGCAGATGTAAATCAATTTCTTTCTAGAGGACATGATGTAGCTTTATCTAAAAGTATAGATAGTCCTAGGAATATATTTTTAGAATTATTAACTGAAAATGTTGCTAAAGGTGATAATTACTCTGTCAGTCCTGGAGCAAGTTTAGTTACAGGTAACCCAGTTAAAGAAGGTGTGAGTTCATTAAAAAACTGGTTGGCAGATTACGCTACTTGGTTAGATAAACCTGAACATGGTGGTACTGGTGTTTTAGCTCAACGAGGTGACTACTCAGATCTTTTAGAGCAACACATCAGAACTTTAGGTAGTGAGAAATGGAATGATTTAACACCTACCCAACAAAAGCTACGACTTGATGCAATCAATGACTTAGCTACAAATACTGAGAAACTTAGTCAATGGTTACCGAGTGAAGGTGCTCAACGAAGAAAATGGGGGATATTATTACCAGATCAAGCTAAGCAGGCTGCAGAATTAGTAGCTGAGGGTATAGAACCTACTGCTGAAGTTGGTGAACTTGGTCGCCGTCTTGGTGGAATTGGTCAAAAGATTCAACATAAGTCGAGATTATTATTATCTACTGCACAAGATGCATTGAACCCAGTTGTTAAACATTTGGAACCAGTTGCTAAAGTTGCAAAACCCATAGTGAAACTAAGTGTAGCAGGTAAAGTACTTTTTGGTGGTCTAGATGTTAATGCTGCTGTTAAAGGTACTGGTGAAGCTTTAGATGAAGAAGCAGGTGCAGTAGAAAAATTAGCTGGTGGACTTGAGGCTATCTCTGGGATAACTGGAGTAGCATCTCTTTTCCCTGGCCCCCAAGCACTAGTAACTGCGCCTACTTCTCTTGTAACTGGTTTGGGAAGTGCTGCTCTTAGGTATAAAGAAGATATACCTGAAGGTTATGAAACTAAACCAGGTTCTAAAGGTATGTATAGTAGAATTCTTCCCAGTTCATTAGGAGATCCATTTTAATGGCTAAAAAATCAAAAAAGAAAACTATTAAACTAGATTTAGCTAGTAAACCCGGTGATGGCATTAAACATGCGAATGATCATGATGAAGCCGCCTGGAAACGAAATAATGAAAAATGACTGATGTCATAACTGCTCTACAAGATGACTTCAAGCTATTCCTACAAGCTCTGTGGGATCAGCTTGAGCTCCCACCTCCTACTAGAGCTCAATATGCTATTGCAGATTACTTGCAAGATGGTCCCAAACGGCTTCAGATCCAAGCCTTCCGAGGTGTTGGTAAGTCTTGGATTACTGGTGCTTTTGTGTTATGGACACTATTTAAAGACAGTGAAAGAAAAATAATGATTATCTCTGCGTCTAAAGAACGTGCAGATAACATGTCAATCTTCTTACAAAAACTAATTATTGAAACCCCATGGCTATCTCATCTACAACCGAAATCAGAAGACTCTCGCTGGAGTCGCATCAGCTTCGACGTAAACTGTTCACCACACCAAGCCCCAAGCGTAAAGTCGGTGGGCATAACTGGACAGCTAACAGGAAGTCGCGCAGATTTGATGATTTTGGACGACATAGAGGTACCTGGAAACTCCATGACGGAGCTAATGCGTGAAAAACTTCTTCAGCTCTGTACTGAAGCAGAATCCATCCTCACACCGAAAAGTGATAGCCGTATTATGTATCTCGGGACTCCTCAGACTACTTTTACTGTTTATCGTAAGTTGGCTGAGCGTAACTACCGTCCCTTCGTGTGGCCGTCTAGATACCCAAGAAAAAACAAACTTAGTC